AAAAACCCCGACCTCCTCTTTTCGCGTCCCCAATACCCCCTCGACTTCTTGCTCGCGATTCGCGAGTTCGAGCCCGATAGACGCCGGTGCGTCCCGCGTCTCATCCCGCTTTCGCCGCGATTTCCATTTCGCCATAAACGAACAATTCGATCCAGGTGCCGACATCCGCCTCGCTCACCGCCCAGCATTTATGCGGCCACACCCACCCCATGATCCGAGAGTCATCATCATAAACGACATTCGTCAACGCATCCCCGACACTCCTTTGCAGCTTGTCCACATCCATTCGTGCAAGACAAATCTCCGGCGCCTTGGATTTCAATTCCCGATTCCGATCATTCGCCACATAATGGGACTTCGGCCGCTGGATACGGAATTCCGCCGCCAAGACGACCGCCGACGTGCAAACAGGCAAACCATTTCGCCAGTCGCGAATTCCTTCTTGCCACAGAAACGCGGACCAGGCCTTCGCCGCCGCTTTCGCGACGTCGCGACGATAGGGGACCAACGTTTTTTCGTTCGAGAATTTCATCATCGGGCGCCCCCCGCGCGCCCCGCCCATCGGCACCGCTTTCATGCTCCCCTGGGGTTCCGGCTTTCCCGCAACGAAGAATCGGAACGCACTGCGCGACTCTTTCAACACCGCTTCCACCTTTTCAGCGATGGTCGGCACTTCGAGTTCTTTTCGTTTTGTCATCCGGTAAATATCCATAAAACTTTCCGCACTTCCGACAGACTACCCGGACCCGACCGCATCGCGTCGGCTCCCGGACATAGACGTGTTCGCACTTCTTTTCACTCAAAACAACGCCGTCTCGCTTTCCGGCGTCCATTCGGTATCATTCGTCGGCGAACCATGCTCGATTCGCCGAGTCAGCGCCTCCAATAGCGTTTCCTCGTACTGGATATTCGCCACATTCTTTTCATCATGGCAATGCCGCCGCTCGACTTCCGAGACTTTGACATCCATCATCGGATCATACGTCCCGACTACAAACCCGATCTTCTTGCCCGCTTCGCACGTACACCGTGCCACCGCCGTCGCCACCTCGCCCGCATCCGCATGTCGCTGAGACTTTCCCCATCGAATCGCATTCACGATCCGAGGATCGAATATCGAAACGAATCCCGAATCTTCGCAGTCCAAACATCGGTATGTGATTTCTCCATCGATCACATGCCGCGTCCCCGTCGCTCGCGAACCGCTTCGGTACCGATTCGCCAGCCAGCGGATCGTCGCCGGGAACTGGTCCCACGATTCCGGTTGCGCACTCGCATCGGCGAATAATTCCTCGGTAGCTTTCTTGGCGTCCCCAAGACGGACCCCCGACAGCGCGCGATTCCACGCCGCTAGCGCATCTTTTTCATCCTCGCGCTTCGTCATCCACGCAGCGACCATCTTGAAATGCGTGCGGAAGTCCCGATACCACTCCTTGAATTCCTGGCCATTCATGTGCTTCACTCCCAATCGATTATCGTGTCCAAATCGGAAAGCTTCGGCGCACCCCCCTTCGCCTCGTCCCGATACCCTCCATTCATCAAGCGCACGATTACCCACTCTCCGGACGAATTCTTGCCGTTCAGCAGCTTCGGCAGATCGAACCAACCGGCATTGACGAACGGACTCTTTTCGATCTGTTCCCGGATCGCTCCGAGGTCGCGAAGATACTCCCGTCGGTCGGGGTCCCCCCTCGCTTTCCGCCACGACTCCCGGACCGTCTTCGTCGGTTTCGCGGAAACCCCCACCGCGACGATCCCCGCCTGCTTCATCGCATTCCACCAAGCGCAAAGCTCTTCCGCCTTCACTTCCTTTTCGAATAACGCTTCTTTCGATTCGCTCGCCGAGAGTGAGTCGTAAGACTCACTCTTAATAATAGGCTTAGGCTTAGGCATAGGCTTAGGCAAGCAGTTTTTCTCGGCGATCCTCCGCGATCCTCCGCGATCCTCCGAGTTTCTCCGCGATCCTCCGCGATCCTCCGCGATCCTCCGAGTTTCTCCGAGGTTCTCCGAGGTTCTCCGAGGTTCTCCGTTTTTCTCACGCCATTCGGTCGCCTCTTTCGCGGTACGGAACACCGGCTCCCCGGTAGTAGCCCACGTCTCCCCCACACTCTGCAGCCGCTGCTTCAGATTGTCTTGCGCATGGTCATGCCAGTCATGCACGACCAACCGCGCATCCTCCGACACATCAAGGAGTTGCGCATCGATCAAGGCTTCGATCAACTCGCTCGCGCGCTCTTCGGGCCAGTCGATAGCGCCCGCGATGTCTTCATCCGCCCACCTCCCGATGTCCCCGCGCGGAGCATGTTGCGCGGTAAATTGCCAGATCATCTCGAGAACCCCCACCGCCTCATATTCGCGGAGATTCAATGCCCGCCTCAGCCGTCGGATTTTCGGATGCCCTTGCGCCGTCGCCTTCATGGGTCCACTCTCCCGTTAAAAACAGCCTGGATATTTCTCGGATTCGGAGCACCGCCGACATCGTGAAAAAAAGCGCACGGCGATCCTCCGCGATCCTCCGAGTTTCTCCGAGTTTCTCCGAGTTTCTCCGAGTTTCTCCGAGTTTCTCCGCGATCCTCCGAGTTTCTCCGAGTTTCTCCGAGTTTCTCCGCGATCCTCCGAGGTTCTCCGCGATCCTCCGCACGCGTGTTAATCGCGAGTCGCATTACACGTACTCCGGATGAAACTTCCAGAACTCGGAAAACGCTTCCTCGATTACTTCGGCCGCCTTTTTCCCGATGCCGGCAACATCCCGCCACCATCCGGCCACGTTCACGCGCACGGACAGTTCGCCGATGGTCTCGATCCCCGCCTCCTTGAGCATGGCATCGTACTTGACCGGCATCGGCAGTTCGGACACCGGCAACGGCCGCCAGTCTTCCCTTTCATTCCCCTCTTCATCGACGAATGAAAACACTTGTTGAGGTGACGGACCCTCCGCGATGATACCGAGCACCGTGTCGACCGCATCCTTTTTCGCCTTTTTCGCCTGCGCGAAAAGGATTTCCGCGTGCTTCAGTTCCGCCACCGCATCGCGAATATCATCGGAATACCCCTCCATTTCCGCTTCGGACGACTTCAATTCTTCGAGCAATTCGCCGGGGATATTGTCCCTCGCTTCGTCCAGTCGCCCCTTTCGATTCGCGACGATGCTTCGGATTTTCAACAGCATCTCCCGGGCCGTCTCGATCTTACGATACCAACGTCGCTCCTGCAGCGTCAGCCCATCGGGGCCGACGCCGGATTCCATTTCCGAAACACTCATAACTCATCTCTCCTTACTTTCGCACATAAACCCCAGCCACCGGGACGGGACCACCCCGCCACCGGTGACTGGGTCCCTGGGGATTTCATACGTTCTTCGAGCAATCGAAGCAGCATCGCGGTCGAGTCCTTCCCCCCACTAAAAGACACGGAATATCGGTTACTCATTCTCCACTCCCCGCCGAAACCGCACCCCCACCGCTCTCGGCGGTTCGACGGACGGGTTCTCGTTCCACCGCGACCACTCCGCAACCGCCTTGATCCCATCGCCGTCGATCGACGATAGCAGACCGAGAACGTCTCGCAGGAGGCGATACCCTCGCCATTCGAAAATGATTCCCGCGAACCCGCGCAAGGATTTAATCCAGTCATGCGTCCAATGGTATCGCGATTTGTCTGTCCGGAAATAGCCGTACTCATCCAAAGGGACGTCCTCGAACACCCACCGGGTTTTCTTCGGGCGCTCCCAATCGGGACGCAGACGAAACGCGACGCTACAATCCCGGCCGCCGTTAGTCGCATGGATTTCCCATAGATCATCGATTTTCCAGCCATGACGGCGGCTCTTAAAGTATTGCCGGTCCTTTTGCGGAACGCTTGCCAGCAATTCGAACTCGTCCTGTACGAGGAGGCAGTTGGCAGCGCGGTTGGATTTCAGCCACTCGATCTGCTCGTCGGTCAGGTCTTCATACCATTCACTCATAATCATTCCTTTCGTTTCCTTTCAAAAAACCCCCGGCTGGCCTCAATCACCAGTCAAAAGACCAGCCGGGCGCGACGGAACACCCGCCGCATCGTCAAGATTTTCTCACACGATCTTTTGGATCACGTCTCTTTTTTTGCACAAATAGAACGAGCCGCACTGCAGCACATCCACCTTGACGACGAAGTCGGGTCGGAGCTGGATGGCGACCTCCGTGAAATCCCCCGTCGGCGCGTACGCGAAGAGGAGATAATCATCCGGCGTCGGCATGGCGACAATCAACGCCCAAACACGGATTTCGTCGGTCAGTAACACGGGCTGGACCGGATTGAGTTCGCACGGAGGAACGATCCAGTCGTATTCGTGTCGTTCGTACCACTCACCGAGGGAGCATCGGTACGGATGCGATTCGCGGGGATTAAAAAGCAACTCACCGGATTTCCACGCCGTCGCCAGAATTTGGTTTTTCGACACCTCCGACACCGCCTGGACGAGCATTTCCGTATACGGTTTCCACGGCTCATGCGGGACGCGCGAACCACGAAATTCGCGCAGCACCTTCGCTCGCGACGCCCAGAGTCCAAAACGGACATAGCCTAAATACCGATCGGAATGCCACTCTTCCCCGGTCCGCTCGAAGAGTTTCACCGCCCAGTTCTCCGCCCCCTCATGGTCGCTCATCGGCTTGTCGGGAGTCCACGTTTTGTTCCCATCCCAGACGATCAACTCGTTGTGAAACTCCGGGTTCTCCAGCGCCAAATCCTCTTCCCATTGACACCGAACCCGCATGACCTGAGACTGTGGCGAATATCCCGTATTGTCGGTCAGCACGGTCTCCCAGTTGTTGAGATAATAGGGGGCACACCCACCGTCCCAGATGTAAAAATCCGGTGACACGATTTCGTGCGTCGTCAGCGTGTACTCGCGCCACGCATCCCACCGACCGACAAACCCATACCCAGCCGCGTTATAGCCGACGAACTTCGCCGCACCGCGCCACGGTCCCGGCAACGCGTCTTTCGCCGCGTCGAACATCTCGCGATAAAGGACGGCCCAGCGGTCCGCGTAGACTCGCCGCTTGAACTCGTCGCTTCGGTCATCGCCATAATAGCGGACGAAATCCGGGAGAAAGTTCGCCGTCTTCCATCGCTCCTTTTTCGCCTCGTTGTTCGAGAGTATGATCACTGTGGGGGGGTCGAGATAGAATTGGGTCAGCCGCTCGAACGTGTCCGCGAACGCCGACTTCGCCGCTTGCCGCCACAACTCCGGAGGGTCGAACGGCGACAGCCTTTCGGCGCCCGTCGTTTTCAATACCTCCATTTCCCATTGGGTGCCGATGAAACTGATCGGAAGGTTTTCGGCTGCCGCGCGCTCCAACAGCGCATCATGCTCATCGCTCCAATTCCCCCAATCCGGCCACGGGAACCACGGCATGATCGGTACGCCCCGATCCAGCAACTCGATCTGATAGGACACGGGCCAATCCCGATTCCACATTGAAAACATAGGCAGTGGGTTCATTTCACATCTCCTGAGTCAATTAAAAGCCCCTCCTTGTTCCACGCCCTGCCAAGCCCCGCCATGCCCAGCCCGGCCGAGCCCCGCCATGCCCAGCCCGGCCGAGCCTCGTACCTTGTCATTTCTTCGTCTCATCGGTGAGTTTGGGCAGGTCGGCCGGTTTTCGCAGTTGGGCCGTGGCGATCATCGTCGCGGTACGGTGCTGAATGAACAGGAGGGCCTTCTTCCCGTCCTCGGGTAGTTGGTTGGCATCGACCAGGTCGGCGACGACGAAGGACCGCTTTGCCGCCCTGGCCGCGGACTTGAATTTGGACCGCGAAAGGTTGAGCTTCCCAGTCTCTCGCAACACCACGAATGACGTCCCGGCCGACGTGCCGATAACGATTCGGGAGTCCTCTTCGACCAGCTTTCGCCAGCGGCGGGTAATGGTGTTCCAGCGGTACGTCCCCCTTTCCACACCCAACACCTGTTCCATCTGCCGATAAGGAATCTCGTCTCCCTGCGCCAGCTTGCCGTCGGGCCAACGTTCACGAATCGCTTGAATGTCCGGGTCCGTCGGCAGACCGCTACCCGGCTTCGGAGTTTCGGTAATCATTTTAGGTTTCCTTTTCACAAACAACCAGTTTTATAAAAATCGCCCGGCCGAGCCCTGCCTTGCCTCGCCTCGCCGCGCCTCGTACCTCGCCCAGCCAAGGCATGGCACGCCCCGCCCCTCCACGTTCCTCGCCTTGCCATGCGGGACTCAGTCCTACTTTACGGGCGTGATCTTGGGGGCGAACTTGCCGAACGTGCCAGAGCTTTTCGGCGACGCGGGCCGCCAGTCACCCAGCCCTACCAGGGCACCGGCTTGAGCTAGGATCGTGTCCAAGACCGGTGCCACCAGGCCGCTGAGTTCCTCGTCGATCACGGTCAACGATCCTACCGCCTTCCACCGGCGAAACATCGGGCGAACTCGCACATGCTTCGCCTGTCCCACCTTGGCCCGCTTGACCAACAGCTCGAAGCCGTACTTCTCCGCCAACTCCAGTTGGGCGTTGAAATCGTTGCCGCCGATCAAATCGAAAAACGGCTCCACCGGGACGGTCTTGTCACCAATCAGAATCGGCCATTGCTGTTGGTCGATCATAATCCCGGCCTGCGTTTGCTTCTTGTAGGTCTCCTTGCCCTTGTTGATGACCTTGGCGCCCCCCTCGCGGAGCATCGTCATCAGGTTATCAGAGGGCAGACCAAACACCTTCTTGTCGTGATAGACGTACCCCAGCCAGCGCCAGGCGGGGGATCGGTCATCTCCGCGTTCCTGGAACTCCTTGTTCGCGGGGTCCTTCTGCCATGCCTCGACCTTCTCGCCGAACGCGAGATTGTCGTTGTGCATCAACAGGGGCGTCAGCCCTTCCAAAGTCACTTCATAGCGTTTCATACTGAGTCCTCGATAATTAGGGGTTGGCCGCATCGGGCCGTTACAAAAAAACGAATCTCAAAAGCCCCTCCTTGTTCCTCGCCTAGCCGAGCCCAGCCGCGCCGCGCCTCGCCAAGCCCAGCCGCGTTCCTCGCCCGATTCCACATTGAAACAACTGGCAGTGGGTTCATTTCAAAGATCCTGAGTCAATTAAAAGCCCCTCCTTGTTCCTCGCCCAGCCGCGCCGCGCCGGCCCGAGCCCGGCCGCGTTCCAAGCCACGCCCTGCCAAGCCCCGCCATGCCCAGCCTGGCCACGCCAAGCCACGTTCCTCGCCACTCCGTTTCTTTCCCGCAATGCAGACACGTGCGTTTATTCGCGCTCACTTCGCCCCCTCGATTTCCCTGATCCTCGCTTGCGCCTCGCGACTGATCGTCGTCCGATCCGACGGCAACAGCTTTTCATCCGCATCCGCCCGCGCTTGCAGCTCGCGGACCTCTTCCGTCGTCGAAAGCGTCGGCATGACCTCCGTGTAAAGCTCGCACCGAGACGATACCCGAGACGTCGATTCCGACTCCTTCTTCGCCGACTCCTTCTTCGGTTCCGTTTGCGCACCCAAATCCTCCAGAGTAGGCGCCGCATCCGACCCCGCCTTATCCGACTCCCGCGTCTTGTCCGCGACGTACTCGGACCATACCGAATTACCATCCGAGATCGATTTCCAGACGGATCGCAAATCCGCCACCTCCGACGGGCTCGCCTGGCGCAATGGATGTCCCAAATACACCTCCAAATCATCGACCGAGACGCCGATACCACGGAACGCCGACACGATTGACTTTCGATTCCCCTCGATGTCCTCCGCGACCCCCTTCGTAATCACTTCCTTCGTGATTCGAATCGCGTCATCAACCAGGTCCGGCGGCATCAAATGCAGTAAGCAGTTTCGCACGCAAATCGCGCCCACCGCGTTCGTCCGCTCGCGCAAATCGCGCTCATCCGGCGTGACCCACCCCTTGTTTTTCCGATAAATCAATTTGCGGAACGTCGCGTCCTGGGTCTCTTTCGTGTTGGTTTCCAGGTCGTGCGCCCAGCCCCGCACGGTTCGCGTGTCCTCGCCATCGTGGACGATGTCCAACCCATAGCGGATGTTTCCCCAGCATCTCGCCATCTCGCGCGCTAACCGAACACTCGGACCCTCGATCTGTTGGCCTCCTCGCGGATACGAATATCGCGCCGAGAGCGCGAACCCCAACCGCTTACACGAGGTTTCGATCCGACCGAACGCCTGGAGTTCGTTCCGAGGCCGCCGCTGCGCCACGATGATCGACGATTCCAACTCCGCCCGGGCAAGTTCGGACAACCCGGCCGTTTGCATCTCCCCTTCGTACTTGACCAAATCCGCCCGAGACTCTTCGGGCAACGTCATCGATTGATTCGCCATTTCCTAGACTCCTTCCTTCGCGGCTGCGCGCCGCTGCGAATTGACATACGGACAAGAATTCCAATAACCGCACCATTTCGGGGAACAACACCACGCGCCAGGATCGCACGGGGGAAACGCTCCCCCTTGAATCGCCGACGCAACCGCCTCGATCCTTTTCCGCAACGCCACGAAATCGCGCTGCGTCCGATTCGACGATAGAACTTGACGGACCGGCTTTTTCCCCGTCGTTATGACATCCAGCCGGACCTCCGACGGGGGTTCCTGGTGATCGACCAGATACGCCGCGCAATAAACGGTCAACTGCAATGACCGTTCCGCCTCATTGACGCTCTTCCGCCGCCCCGCCGTCTTGAAATCGACTACCCGCTTTTCCTCATCGCGCAAGTCCGTGATCCCCAACAGGTCATACGGCGCCCCCGGAATCACGATCCGCGTGCTCCGTTCCACCTCCGTCGGCTGGTACTCAGGAGCCGCCTCATCGGCGAACAACCCCGCCACCGCCACCACCTGGTCGGTCGCTTCTCCGACCACATTCTTGATCCCGCGCGAAACCTCTTCATCGGTGTACACCACGCCCGTCCCACGCACGCCCTGCTCGAACCCCGCAACCGCCGCATCGATGATGTCCGCCCGAGGCATGTCGACGCGCGTTTCGATTTTCAGCGCGAAATTCAATTCCGCGCCGCGATGCAGACCCGTCCCCACATGCGCCGCGATTCCCGGAGGGATGATGTCTTGTTCCAGATACCGCCGCCGATACTGCTCCGGGCAACGCCCATACATTCCGATCTGCGTCGGCGACAGATGCGGTTTTTCGTCCGTCTTATTCATTCCGCCCGCCCCCGTCGACCCGATCAATCGTGTCCGCATCGCCCGCGATAATCCGCTTGGCGAAGGCGTCGAAATCAGTCTCATCCGGACGAACCCAGGTCCGACGCAACGGGAACGAGATTTCTTCCGCCAACTCCTGCAATTCGGGAATCGGACACTCATCGGTGTGGCCCGTCCGCCGACAACAGAGTTTGCACCCGACCGCATAACTTGACTGTGCATCCACGACGGCGTTCATCACTAAATACGCCGCGCGACGCAACTGGTCCGCCTGGACCGCGCACTGTTGTTCGAGACGGTCCAACGTCTCCAGAAGCGGTCGCAATTCCTGAGTTTCGAGACATGCAGCATGAGGGTTGGTCGACTCACAATGAACTTCATGGTTCATCTGATATTCCTTTCTGTTTTTCGAAACTAGACGCCCCTCATCCCTCGTCTCGCCGCGGTGGTTATCGCGTCAGTAGCGACTCTCCCAGCATCGCCGCCACCGTCGGCCAAAATTTATATTCGAACCCAACCGTCGGGCCCAATGCTTGGGTGAGTGCAATCGCGATTCCGATCATCGTGATCGCGCGAATCAAACGGAACATTCGGGGACCTCCCGTTTTAGAAATTGCCGCCAGAACTCACGGTGGAGTTCCGCCTGTTCTCCGATGGCATGGATGAGGTCTAGACACTCATCGAGGGTATCGCGGTATCGCTCGTCATGCAGTTGCATCCGCACCACGAGGCGGACAAGATGGCAGAGCCGTTTGATGGCCGAATGCCAAGCCTGATGGTTCTCGCGGACCAACGAGTTGCTGAACCGCCGGTGGTAGAGTCGTGTGGGTGGCGTTTCCATCATGATAAATGCCCGCGGCGGGCTTCCGTGCATTTCGATTCCATCGTTTATTTGCTCCATGTCCGCCGCGTGGCGTTCCATCTCGAAAATCGCCCCGGCCGGGGAAAGGATCAGACGTAAAAGTCCGGCCGGGGCTCCGCACTAAATCGTCTCACAATGTAACAGGGCCCTCGGCAGTTGCAATAAAAAACCACCCTCGAAAAAGCAAAATGCATCCGGGTGGGGGTTTATGCGGCGGTTGCATCGTGTTGACTTGGCGATTCGGAGGGGTGACATAAGTTCTTGCACATCCACGGTTAAGGCTTCGGCCAGCCGTTCCAGGTCGACCGGCATTGGACCCCGGGGGAAATTTTCCGGATTTCCCTATTTCAGGAGTCGGTTCAGCGGCACGCCGAGGGTTGCGGCGATGTCCATCAGCAGCGATAGGGATGGGGCATGGCGGCCCCGCTCCCAATCGGAGACGTTCGATTGGGTCACACCGAGCCGCTCGGCCAATGTTTGTTGGTCCCACCGGCGCCGCATTCGGTATTTGCGAATCGCGGCGCCCAATGGGGTTTTCGGTTCAACGGGGGCGGGGGTCATGGTTCGACTCCCGCGATCTCATTTGTCATTGCCGTCGTCTTCCTCCTCGCGGTCAAAGATGTAATTGTGCCATACCTCGCAACTTCGGATAGACCAGGTTGTCATATGTTTCAGCGGGAACGTCTCTTTCGCGCTTCGCGAGGGTTATGTGGTACTCCTCGCGAATGCCGTAGTGCGTGACTCGACACGGCCGAAACCATGTGATGTTCCCGTAGCGGCGGAGGAAATCGGCGACCTCTTCGAAGGTCTTGAAGTACGTCGCGCCATTTGCACCGAGTTGCCACCGGTGCGCATAATTGCGAGGCAAGCGCCGGAGAACCATTCGTTCTATGGCCGCTCCGTCGGGAAGGAAAATGTCGGTAGTTCGAATGACTTCTTGCATTAGGTGCTCTCCTGTTCATGCCACTCGCTTTTGTTGTCTCGCCCCTTACTATCTACAGTAATCGGCGATTCCGTTATTCGTCGAGCATCGCGTCAATTTGCGCGAGTCTCGCCATGAGCCGGTCACGCTCCGCCTTGAGCGCGTCCACGTCGACCGTCTTCGTCTCCTCCATGATTTCCGGGTGATACCGGTCATCGTGCTCGGCGACGACGCGTTCGGCCATCGTGCGAGGCATGTCCCGAATTTCCACGACCGACCCTTCGCGGATGATTGTCTTCCAATTTTTGGCCGACCCGCCCGAGGTCGCGGAGCCCGCGACGAACACGACCCCGTCGCCGATGGTTGCGCCCGAATCCCGGCCCCTTGCTCGGGCTACTTCGCGCCCGCCGATAAAGATGGCATTCTTGTCCGCCTCGTAATCGAGGCGGAAGCTGCACCGGATGGTTACCAGATCGCCATCCGTGCCATCCGTGCCATAGATTTCGCGGTACATCGCTTGCACTCGCGCTTCGTCTCGCGCGTCAAACGTCCATGCGTCTCCGTCCCATTTTCCGCCGAGCGCCTTGGCGCGTGCTGGGAGGTCGGGGTGATACGGGCTCCGGGCCGTCGTATTCTTGCCGTCGGTTGCAATGTGAATCGTCATCGTTTGATCCTTTCGCGTGTCGTTGTCTCGCCCCTTCACTGTCTATATTATATCGGCGATTCCGTTACAGGCAACCACAAAAACCCGTTTCGGCCGCTGATTTTCCAAGATTTTCCAAAATACCCCGGAGGTGGGGAAATCGGGGAGCGAGTTGCGGCAGATCGCTTTGCGTTTCGCTACCAGAGCAGCGTCAGGCCCATGTCCGGACCCTCGATCCATCCCTGGGGTACCGCGCGGATCAGGGTCCCGCCCGGCTCGCTGTAGTAGTTCGTGCATCGGGCCTCCTTTTTCATCCGGTGGCCCCAGTTCGGATTCGACGGTTCATAGGGCAGTATCCCCTCGATCAACACCCGAGACAAGACGCCGATCTCCGCGCGGCCGTCGATGTCCGTGCAGTTGATACTCGCGAAGCGAGCGATCGCCGTCACGGTGCAGGTCGCCTCGATCCCTTCCTCCGTCGGGATGAACTGCCAATGGCCGCCGGCTTGAAACCCGCTCCCGTACAGGTCCTGGCGATCCTGCCACCAGAAGGCTTCCGGCAGCGTCAGCGTCGGCCGGTACGGCGTGATGTAGCCCGCCAGTTGCGACAGAGACCAGGGGAGCGTCACGTAGAATCGAGGCCGGTACGTCCCGGCGTAGTCCGCGCAGCTCCCCCCCACCGGACAGCACCAGAACGGCGCCCCCATCCAAAGACCAGCATGTTCGCAGCGATCGGGCATGTGAAACCTCTAAGAACCTCTAACTGCTTTCGGCGGGGCATAAAGCGGCGACGCAATGCCAGCGGAAGAGGCCCGCGTCCCAAATCACATAGATGTCGCCCGACTCCAGTACGCCGCGGAATTCGTAGGGCACCGCCACGTCCAGCCAGACATCCACGAACGGGGCGAAGTAGATCTGCTCCCGGGTCGCGTCGAAGTAGGCGGTGCGGACCCGGTGAGGCGGCTCGGTAAGGATCGCGTAGCCGTCGTGCCAGGAGGCCGCCGTCACCACGTCGACCGTCGTCCAGGCCGCGTTCGCCGCCGCCAGGTGCTCCGTGCTCAGCCAGGTCGGGGCGTTCGCCCAGTACAGCATCTCATCCACGTCCGAGGCGTCGAGGAGCACCCGTCGGCCGAAGACGCGAGGAATCTTATGGAGCGGATCGTCGGCGTCCGGCCCGAAACCGAACGAACCGGCCACGCGAAACGTCCGCACGCTCGCCGCGCCGAGGACCTGGCCGCGCCGCGGGGAGTTGCCGCCACCGCGAAAAGCACGCCACCAGCGGTACATCGCCCGCAGCCCGCGGGCGTCGTTTTCGCTCAGGACGTACGCCATGTTAGCTGGCCCCCGAGTAGGCCTTGTGGTCGAAGCTCGCGTCGTGCGCGGAGTCGAACGTCACGTCCGCCAGCGTACACTCGTGCAGTTGGATGTCGTTCGAGACGTCCAGTCGCCCGTGTGGATCATAGACCTTCGCCCCGGCGTAGAGGTGCAGCGTCGTCACGCTACAGGCGACGTGCGGCTCGTTGCACGTCAGCGTCCCGTCCCCGATGTGCAGCGTCGTAAACCGGGCGGTCGCCGTATAGACCGGCGCCGCGTTTTCCATCACGATCTCCCCACCGCCGAAGATCGTCGAGAGCGTGCACGAATCGCCGGCCGTGAAATGGAACCGCGCGTCCGTGCCGTCGACGTGCAGCGCCGTCGACGGGGCCCGTCCGTAGGCGTCTCCCTGGATCACGGTGAGCGTGCCGATGGTCGAATCGAACGTCGCCACCGTCGTCGTCCCGACCGTGTTCTTTTGCCGGCCGACCACGCTCGTCGTCACCGCCTTGTCAGTCCACAATCGGCCCTCGGATAGATACACGTCGATCCCGCTCCCGCTCCCGGTGATCCGCACGCTCGCCCCGTCCTCGAGCGCCCCCGGCAGCGCCTGGACGTAGCAGACCGGCTGCGTCGTCCCCACGTCCAGGAAGCACCGGGCCGGCCGCGTGATGTAAAACGCCCCGTCGATGGCACAGCCGATGGGGATATGCGTGGCGCGATACTCCCGGTACCCGGTGGTCGGGTCGACCGGATTGACGTGCCACGACGGCAGGCCGATCGTCGTCCCCGCCTCGACGGCGACCTCGACCGGATTGACCGACGCGAGCGTCCCGTAGTAGATCGGCGGCGTGTTGGCCGAGATATAGATCGTGTCATTATTGATCGGGAGCACGCCGTCGTGCCAGTTCTGTGGCTCGTCGATATGGTGAGGCCCGGTCGCCGCGGTCGTCTCGACGACGTTCAGCGTCTGGTCGTCGGTGCTCCCGCCATTGACCGCGGAACCGCTAAGCGTGTGCGGGACCCCGGCCGTGTCGCCGGTCAGCGTGACGTGGGTCGTGTCGTCCGTCGCGGTTAGTTCCTTATGCGCCGGGTGCGTCGAGGCGTTCCAGGCCGCCGTCAGTCCGGCCGTGACGTCCGCTACCGTCGCCGCCGCCGCGGTATAAGAAACGCTGGCCCCCGCGCAGCTCAACGCGAAGATGTCCCCCACTTCGACGTTCGCCGGGGTCGCCGTCCACGCGTTGGCCACCGCCGCGGCCCCCCCTTGCCAGTATTTATTCGCCATCGTTCATCCTTGTGTTTGAGGTTGCGTCATGCCCAGGGAAAATCGTGGAACGACACCCGGCGGTAGACCGTATGACCATTCTCGCGACTGTTGGGTGTCCAGTGAAAAACCCCCTGACTGATCTGTTGTTCGGTTAGAAATCGACCCGTCCCATCCAGCAGCCGGATCGTCGTGTTCGGGTCGGACTCATCCTCGCCTTGCAGCCGCCACAGAGGCCGCCCGTCCGGACCGGGCCGTAGTTCGCAGTCCCCCTGGTCCAGCAGCCACTGTTGCCAGCTCCGCCATGCCGGGACCGACGCGATGTTCGGCTTGATCTGGTACGTCCAGGTCAATTCCTCGTAGACCACCCCCTTCCAGTCCATCTGCTGCGAGTTGAAGCCGGCCAACAGACACTGGTCCGGCTGCATCCCCTGCCACGCGGCCGCGTTGACGCACCCGACGAACGCACCCAGGACACGCGAGTAGCCGCGGCCGGGATAGGAGCGGACCACGTTCCGCGTCTGCACCGGCAGATAGACGGGCGGGATCGGATCGAACATCCGCCGGTTGCTGGCGATGAATGGCTTTCCGTCCAGGTCGACCGGCACATAGACCTCCACCGGCGTTGTGGCACTGCTGCCGACGGCCGGGCGGGTCCACGGGGCGGACGTCCAGTCCCGATCGTCGCGACTGCCGTAGCGGATCGTCACGCGCCACTTGCTCGCGCCCAGACTCCGCACGTCGCAGTCTTCCGCGTATGCCCGCCATGCGTCCGTATTGGCCGGATGCGGCGCGCCGATCGCCACGCCGGTCGCTTCGGCCGCCTCGATCTCGTTGGCCGCCTCCCGGGCCAACCAGACCCGCGTCCGCTCCACCTTGTCCAGCGAAAACCGGGCTTCTCGTCCGTCCTTGATCTCGGTCGCGCTCGCCATCCTCTATCCTCCCGCCAAATTCAACATTCGCGGCTCGCCGGCCACCGCCCGCTCGATCCGCTCCAACAGCCGTGTCTGTCGCCGCTGTTCTTGCATCTGCGGGTCGGTCCGGCGGTTCCAGGCCGCGGCCAAGGCCGTCGCGAACCCGCTCGTTCCGGCCGCCGCCGCGGCGATCTGCGTCGGCTCGCGGCGCCGCTCTCGTTCCCCTTGCGCCATGCCCTCGAAGAACTCATGCCGCCGCCGGCGAATCGCCTCCGCCGCCTCCCCCCAGCCCAAATCCCCGGTCTTCCATAGTTCTTGAATCCCTCGAATCTCCTCCTGAAGCCGCTGCATCGGGCTCTTGAGGGACTCGCGGATCCGCTCGGCGTCCGCGGCCCGGGCGTCCGCCTGCCGTTGCATCTCGGCGGCCCGCTTTTCCATCTCCGCTTTCCGCCGCTCGATCTCCGGGCGGAAATACTCCTCGCGAACCTGCGCCCCGGCGGCCATCCGCTCCCGGTCCCCTAGGTAGCCCGCGCGATGCAGCCGCTCGATCTCGGCAATCCGTCTTTGGGCCTTTTCCAGGGGTGTCTCTAAAGATTGGCGAATCGACTGGGCCGATTTCACGCTCGCCTCATGCGCCTTTACCGCCGCCTCCCGCATCGCCTCCCAGCGTTCGACCATCGTGGTCATCCCGCCGCCGCCGGCGGCCCGCATCGCCCGGTCGATCTCATTGAGCCGGTTCGTGAAGTCGACCGACCAATCGGAAGCTGTCACCGCGTCCTCGATGGATGTCAACCCATCGCGGAGGGACGCAATCGCCGCCGCGTCGATCCCGGTCGCCAGCTTGCCGATAGGGCCGAGTGCCCCGCCGCGGGTAAACACGTCGCCCACGAACAGGACCACCTTACCGAGATTGATCATCTGCCGCGTCAGCGCCTGCGTCCCGGCGATGGCCCCCGCGAGAAACTGCTCAATCAGCGGTCGGGCCTTCGCCACCGCCGGACCGACCCCCTGGATCGCCGCGGTCAACTGCTGATAGATGGCCGCCGTGGACGGCCCCACCGCCGCGGCCGCCTGCTTCCAGGCCGCCTGGACCGCCGCGCCAAACCGATACATCTCGTCGCGGGCGCGCTCCACGCCCGCGGAGGCGTAGCGGTCGAGATCGCCGCCGAATCGCCTGATTTCGCGCCTGGACGCCTCAAGTCCCGCTCGTCCCTGGGCTAGCATGTTCACCAATTTCATGCTGCCGCGGCCGAAGATTCCGGCCGTCACGCTCGCCCGTAGCGAGGCGTTTCCGATCCTCGCGATCCGCTCCGCGATCGCGGTAAACGCCCCCTCCGTCCCCAGATTCGCCAGGCCGGTCGCGGAAAGACCCAACTGCCGCAGAGCCGCCGTAGCCTCGGAGGATTTCCAGGTCGCCTCGCCGATCCGCTTCGACATGACCTCCAGAGCCTTCTCGATCTCGTTCCCCGCGCCGCTGAGTTCGGCCGCGTGTCGCAGCGCGGCCAGGGCCTCCGTCGTCATCCCCAGTTGGTCGGCCAGCTTGGCGGCCGCGTCGATCCCCTCGAATTCGGCGAAGGCCCGGCGGATCACCGACCTCGCGGCGAGCATCGCCGTCCCCAGTCCGGCCGCCGCCACCCCCGCCGCCACGAGAGCCGCCGTCAAGGGATTGATCCCGGCCGCCAGCGATCCCAAGGCCGCGGTCATTCGCGGGGCCACCCGCGAGCCGACGCCGCGGAGCCGCGCCGCGAACTGCTCGACCGACGCCGCCCCCCGTTTCATCGAGACGTCGACCGCCCCCGTCGAGGCGGAGACGCCGACAAACAGACTACCGACCTTCTTTTTTCCCATCTCGTTTGCTTACCTATCCCGGCCCAGGGCTTTCCAGGCCCGATCCAGTATCCGCCGCGTCGCCGCGTCGGCGTGCATCGTGAAGGCGTACTCCAAGAACGCCAGCTTGCGGACCCGACCTCGGTAGGCCGGTCGGGCGAACCGCCGTCCATGCCGGCTTTGTTGGTAGCGGACCTTCGTCCCGGCCTCCACTAAATGCAGATACTTCACGGGGTCGGCGTAGCGGCCGTCGCCGCCCGCCTTCGACGCCAAAAACGCCTTTCTGGACCCAGCCTTGAACCCGCGCCGGGTCCGAATGATCTCCCGCTTGAACCCGGTCCGCGCGCCGATCACGACACCCAACACCCGCCGCCGCCGTTTTCGCCAGGGTTTGATTCCCAGCGACCGCCGCAACAACCCGGTCCGCTTGGGCGCCTTCATTTTGGCCGCCGCCAAAATCGGCCGCGCCGCGTCCTTCGTCGCCTGGCCGAGCTCCTTCCATAGGCCCTTCTCGATCGCCTTCAGATTGTCGGCCGTCTCTCGGTCCCCCCAGACCCATACCTTCATCGCGTTCTCGCTCTCCTCGCTCCGTTATAGTTTCAGTTCGATTACGGGAATTCCTTGCTCCGGCCGAGCGCCTTCGCCGCCGCCAAAGGCCTGGACGATATTTCGCATGACGTCTTCGAGTTCCTCCGGGTCCCGCTCCGCGGCGCGGGCCCCATGCCATAGGCAAAACGACTCCAGGTCCACCTTGGCGCCGCACGCGGTCGCCACCAGGTGGGCCAGTTGGGCGGCGCGGAGGTCAGCCCGAATCTCGCCTGCCGGCTCCAGCGACAGAAACGCCCGCCATTCGGCGAGTTGCGTCGCACTCAGCCGCAGCAGCAGTAGATCGGGGTGGAGCACGCCCAGGGCCAGACAAAGCCGAAACAGGTCCATCCGGCCCGGGCGCTCGGCTAGTTTTTTGCCGCCTCCTCCACCGGCACGTCGATCTCATTCACGGCCTTCGCGGCCAGGTAGAGCCGCTCCATCACCGGCCCGCTCTTGGCGCCTAGTGCTTCTAGGTCCGCGTCGGCGAACACCCGGTTCCCCTCCGCGTCGCACAGCGCCTTGCAGACCAGCGCCGTCCGCAGCCAGGGGACGGACTCCGTAAGCCGGCCCTCGGCGTCGGTGTGGACAAACAGTAGGGAGTTGTATTCGTCCGCCGAATAGGCGCTGAGTTCGCGGACGAACAGCCCCTCCGGCATCCCCCACTCCGGCACCGACACCGGCACGAGCTTCACGTCCTGCGCCGAAAGCACCGTCTCGCGAATCGTCTTCGTATCCATAATGCTCTCATTTCTCGTCTCATTTCTCGGGGCAACGGCCGATGGGCTGACCCTGCAAGAACGACGTTGATTGTACCCAGGCGACGATTTCCCGCAAGCCACAGCTCTTTTCCGCACTACGCCGGCGGCGTAGTCGTCGGCACCATCGTCAGCTTGGTCGAGATCGGGTTGTTCAGGCTCCCGGAGGTCTCCTTGCCGACGACGACCGCCGTGGTCAGGGCGGAGGAGGTCGAGTCGTTCCAGGTGATCGTGAAGGCGAACGTATCGCCGACCTCCACGGCCGACCCGCCGCGGATCGTAATTGAAGCCTCCTTGTCCGCCTGGCCGGCCTCAAACTCCTTGTCGGTGTCTGCGCTCCCGGAGATCTCGATCTTGTCGGCGTTCTCGCTGTAGGCCGCGTCGGTGATCTTCGGCGTCCCCGTGACCCCGGTCTGCGTCGTTCCGTTGAAACTGAATGCCATGAATGTTCCTCCTTTTTTTCTGGTTGGTTATGGCAAATTATACGGGGAGTTCCGTTTCTACGCGGAACTCCAAATCCACTTCGTATAGTCGATCCCGGTCGGAGCCTTCTTTGGCCCAGACCTCCTCGTCGGCCGGCCCGCTTAGTAGCGACCAGCGCCCCCCGGCGGAGTCGACCCAGCCGGCCAATAACGTCTGAATCCGCCGCGCGACGGCCCAGGTCGTGGCATAGCTCGCGGCCATCACCGCCACACTGATCGTCTGCGTGATGTCATCCAGGGCACCGGTCGAATGGTCCAACTGATCCGCGTCGGAAACGCTGAACACCACGTAGGGAGGCGCCGCCGTCTCGTCCGCCAACATCGGCGTGATCGTCGCCACGCCCAGCGTCGTGGTCAAGGTCGCGTCGGCCAGCAGCCGCGTCCGCATCAAAACGAATGGTTCGCTCATCCGTGCTCCTCACAGGCCAACGCCAAGATGGCATTTTTTTCCTCGGCGTTGACGATCCCGAGAATCTCGAACACCCGCGTGCCATATAAAATCCGCCACGTGTTATCTAGGTCCGCGCGGTAGCGGAGCGTCACCTGGTGCGTCATCGACGAATGGACCGCCCGCACCCGCTCGAACTCGGCGGCCCCCTGGGGCAGAATTTCCGCCCACACGCTCCCCTGGCCGGACCAAGTCGTCACCGTCTCCCCGGCGTCGTTATTGGTAGACCCCGGTTTTTGCAGCGTCACGCGTTTATTGAGCCTTCCGGCGTTAAACGGTTCCATTGGTCACATCCATTGGTTACATCTCATGCCCGATCGAGGCCACCGCCAGCAGCCGGTCGAGAATCCGGTCGCCGCGAATCTCCATCCCGGTGGATCGGTCCTCATAGAGGTCGTGGACGATCTTCTCGATGGCGATGCGAATAATCTCCGGGACGTCGGTCGCGGCGTTCCCCCAGCCGCACTCGAACGTGATCTGGATCGCGTCCGGCCGCGCGTCATGGGACGGATAGCCCACCCCCTCCGCCGGCCACAGCCGCCCGGGCCGGCCCTGGATGTCCACGACGTAGTTCGCCGCCTCCCAGGTCGTCAGCACGCCGTCGTCGTAGTACTTCACGCTTTCGATGGCTCGCAATGGCGGATAGGGGAGCGCGATCACGCCGGCCGTCCCCCACCGCGGCAGAATCAGCCGCTTCGTCTGCGTGATCAAAGCCTGGTTCAGCCGCGCCTCGCAGTACTCCACCGCCGCCGCCAGGTACGCGCTCAACAGCGCATCCTCGTCCGCGTGGTCGATCCGCAGGGCCTCTTTCGCCTGCTGTAGCAAAACGGCCGACGTGGCCGGGGGAGTTACGGTAATAATGTGTAGATCCTTCCCTCGCATGCGTCACTCGCCTCCCTCCGGCTCGGCACCCTCACTCACGTTCAGCGATCCCTTCATAATGCAGATGTCGTCCGTGATATTCCATAGCGCGTACTGCCACGTCCCGGCCGCCTGCAAGTGGGTGTCATCGGCCGTGATCGTCAGCGTGCTATCGGTATCCCCGCCGACGGAAATCTCGCCTCCATCGGTGCTATACCGCCAGGCCACCGCCTTGGTATGGGCGTGGAAAAACACCATTACGTGCGAATCCCCCGTCTGCGGCGTGGTGCAATCGACCGTATAGGTCCCCCACGCGGCAAACTGCTCTTTTTCGAAGTTGACGGTCGGGGCCGCGTCGAACGTATGGGAGGTCACCGTCACCGTCCCACCCAACGCCGTCGCCACCGCCGCCGCGTCATGCGAAGACCGTGAGGAAACCGTCGCGTTGAGGTTGTCACCGACGATCTTTCCGGCCGTTCCCGCGCCGTACGCGCCCGGCAGTGCGGTCGACCAGGGGTCCCCCGCCGAACCGGCCGCATTCAGTGCGTTCCCCGTCGATCCGGAAGCCAAATGATCGGCCAGCGTCTCTTCCCAGACCGCGTACGCAATGGCCGCGGCAGTCGGATCGTTCAGATTCGTGTTCGCGGTCAGTGTTCGCGCCACGACGTTCCATACGTCCGCCGCCGAATGCGTGGCGAATCCCGTCGCCGTCACCCAGGCCGCGTCCCCCCGGTCCCGAATGGCCTCCAGTGTATCCGTGACGCCGGTCCATGTCGTGCCTTTGATCTCCGTAAACGCGGAATCCATCTCCGCTTTCGTCGGCGCGTCGTAATCGGCCAACGCGGTATCGCATTCCGCGTTGATCGCCGCTAGCGCCGTCGCGTTCCACGACGTCGTCCCGTCCGACTTGGGAACTTTGGCGAGTTCGGCGGACGTGGCGTAGGATGCCGCGAGGATGCTTCGCGCCTCGAATTCCGCGTTCGTCGGTATGTCTCTGATAAGCGTATCCAGCGTCGTTCCGGTGTCCGTCAGAATCTCGCCCGTGTCCGATTTCACCGCCGCCACGTCCGCCGATACGCTCACTCCGGCAGGGGCTCCCAGCCGTGCGAACGAATCGCCCGTCTGCGCCGTGTGCCCGTGCAGTTCGTTGACCTTCGTCAAATCCCCGTCCGCCTCGATCCCCAATGCCGAGAAATTCGTCGGGAATGCCGGCCGGTCGTCCGTCACGACTTCCACTACCGGCCCGTCCCCGACGGCGTCGGCGTGATAGAACTCGATTCCGAAGCTGGTATAGTTGGTCTCCGCCTGCGTCGGCGTGTAGGCCCACAGGCCGTTGGCGATATGCGCCGCCGCCGTCCCCGCCACGGCGCCGCGCGTCGTTCCCTGGACATGATAACCGCTTACGCCCGTAGTAATCGGCGCCCCGTCCGTCGCGGAAATGACTTTAGCGCGAATCGTCGGCGGGGAGGCAGAGTTTTTGGGATACATTACAGACCGACTCCTAAATGCGTGTTGACTCCGGCCGCCCAGGCCGCCTGGAACGTCGCTGGTGGACTACTCGGAAGAAAATACCGCCGTCGCGGTCTCCCCTTAATCAGCCCGCTCAAATACACGTTGGAAGGGTCCGCGAGGTCGGCGATTTCGGTGGGGGTGAGGGCGCGTTCGAAGATGAGGGGATCGACCGCATAACCGCATGCGTTCAACGCTGAGTCCGAAATATTCGCGTGATAAGCTCCGATGCGTGTAAATCCTCTATAATCGAAGGAGCCACTCGTATTGCCATTACCAATTAAACGCCCGTCCAGATAAGCATAAATTGTGCTTCCATCATACATCCCACAATAATGATGCCACGACGTAATGCCGATAGTCGCGAATGAATCGCCGAAAACCGCCCACTTTACAGTGTCGCTCGCAGTGTCTACGTTTATGCGGAATGTAGTAGCGTTTCCACTTATAAACCAGTCGGGATGTCTTGATAATAGATGCCAATAATAACCGTTAGATGTTGTGCTACGAAACCACATTGACAACGTAATGCTCGACACTATCGGTTCGTCCGGTACGACCACATGATCCGCACTATCCGTCAAATCCAACCCCCACCGCCCCAACTCAGGCACAAACACCCAGTCCGTGGACGGGTCCATATTAGTGAGCGTTCCATGATTTCGTTGCCCGGAACCATCCAGCATCATCATCCCGCCGGGGTCGTTCCCCAGCCCGGCGAAGACGAGTCCCTTCGCCAGCGGATGCGTGTAGTCGAGTTCGAATCGGTCCGGTCGCTGCGTCATGAGGCCGCCACGTTTTCGAGGTTGGGAATCAGTGCCACGAACATTTCATCCGCCGTCGCGTCCAACGCCACGCCCGACTGATTGAACACGATGGGGAACCCATACCGCGTCGGCGGTCGGAAGTCTTCGTTGATGATCGAGATCATTCGCGTCATCGCGTCGGCCGCTGCGATGAACGTCCCGATTCGCGTCAGGTGCCGCATGTACTCCTCGCGGTCCGCCTCCGCCGCTCCGCCCGGACTCCAGGCACCGCTCGCCCCAGTCGACGCCGCGCCGCCGGTGTTCCCCGTCGCCGCCGTCCCCGACGTCGAGGACGACCAGAGAATGTGGACCACCTCCCCGGCCGTCGGCGCCGTCGCGAACTCCAGACCGACTACGCAGGCGTAAGACGTGGCGCGCGTGGCGGTCAAGTCCTTCTTGTCACCCTGAAACGCGCTCCCGTCCGCCAGACCACCGAGGTCTATCTGATCGGTACGTGCGATACCGCTGTTCGTCGATGAATAATCGACCGTGTCCGCCCAACAGATCGGGGTCTGCGAGGCGACGGTTATGTCTCCGGCTGCCATGTCTTAACCTCGATTCGCCATCGTGTTGACCAGGGAATTGACGACGAATTGCACATCGCTATCAGTCGCCGTCGCCGGAGACGCCTGAATCGTCGCGTTCTCCAGCACGGCCCAAATCCACCTCTCGGATTCCGACACCGGGGCGTTCACCCCTTGCGTCACTTTCCTCGCCCAGGCCAGACGGTTCCCGTGGTTCCCCGTTTCCGGGCTCTCGTTCACCACGTCCTTCGCCGCTTTGTGAAGCGCCACGGCAACTTGCTTCCGCAGCACGTGCGCCTCGTCCGTCGCGGCCGTGTAAATATCCGTGTATGCCATATCAGCCTCGTTTCGTTAAAGGGCCCGCTATCCGTTCGTCGGTTAAGGCCGCGGATTTCTCGTACATGGTTAGCCCGGTAGGGTGTATCCGAAGTTGTTTTCGCATAAATAAAAATCGGCGGGTGTCGTTTTGAATATCTCGAACACTCCGAATCGTTCGAATCTGTTGTTGATAATGGAGCAATGCTGTGATCCGCTCTCCGCGTTCGTCGCTCCCAATTCGAACAGATAGCCGGTCGATAATCCGGAAGGCGCCGTCGAAAACAGGAATAGATTGGACTGGATTTCGTTTCCCGACGCGGATGCGTTGTTGTTGATGTGAATCAGCGACGCGCCGCCGAAGTCGAGACTCGCCGAGAAGTTCCCCATGTTGGCGTTGAACGTGATCCCATACGTGTACGTCCCGGTCAATGAGAGCAACGTGCCACCATTCGCCGAATTGACGTCGAAATAGTTGCCGTTGATCTGCACGGACCGCAAATCGCCCGTGCTTTTGATGCACGGCCCGATATGGTTATTGAAAAAACAGTTCGTAATCCGCGTCCCGTAATGCCGCGACGACGCGCCGCGAAAAACGACCGCCCCCGTCGTCCAGCCGCCGGTCGTTACCGACTGCGCCGAAATCCGCGGCCCGTCGATCGTCACGCACTCGCCGCAAATCCTCACTCCTTCTTCGCAGACGAGCGACCCCGTGCCGATATGACAACCCGATCCCAGAATCGAACCGCTGCCCAGATACACGCCGACCTTGGCGGACGCGAAGATGCTCGTGTTCACGATGAAGGTGCTTTGAATCCCGGTATCGGTGTCATCCGGCTTGATGCCGTACTCGTTATACGTCATCTTGACATTATTGATCTTGGCATCATACAGGAAGCCGCCGATCCCGACGGCATTCCACCGGAACGACCCGCCGACAAACGTCGGATGTTCATAGGCATGAAACCCAACATCGTTATAATAAAACAGACAGTCAGTCACCCAAACGTCACGTTGACGGTCGACATCGCCGTTGACTCCCCTGCGGCAACGATTGATATAGACGCGCTCCATCTCCCACTGGATCAAGGGTCGCCGGGAAACGGTAGTTCCACCAAGGTTGATATTGAGCCCGTCGAGCGTCGCCGTCCCATCCGGTTGATCCGTGCCGCTGGAACCGTCGATTCCTCCATCGCCCATCAACTGCAAATCGCGAATTCCACCGTTCGTGAAGTTGTTGACTTCGGCCAGCTTGAGAAACGAGTCGCCCTCGCTCAATTCGTGAGACGCATGTGCCTGGATGATGGTTCCGCCCATGCCTTCGCCGATAATATACTGCCCTTCGTCCAACTCTACGGACGCTTTCTGGATGTAGTAATTTCCGGACAAGAGATGGACGATCCCACCACTGTCCGGCAACGCATCCAGCGCCGCCTGAATTTCCACCTCATCGGCGGCCCCATCGCATTCATAATCGGCCCGCTTGCGCACCCGCGACGGCGCGTCCGAGGCCGCGACGGTAATCACCGGCGAGGCTCCGCGAAGAACGGCGGCGTCGCTTAGAACGATCGCGCCTCCGATATACCACGCGTCCCCGCCTTGGGCCATGTAGTTCGCTGTGTTAGCCACCATCGTAAAATTCCTGTTTCGTATCTCGTTTGACGTGTTCCGTTTGACGCGGAGACTAAATACCGTCGGACAGTGTCAGCACTCCGGCGTTCGACCACAGACCACCGGAGATCTGAGGATCGCTGGTCGGCAGGCCGGTGATTTTCAACACCACCCCGTCGAAGGTGAATTTCACGTCCCCGGTCCCGCCGGAACCCGTCCCGAATTCCAGTGTCCCGTCGTCCAGAACGTGGACCTTGCCGCCGATCCGCCAAGCGGCCCCTCCCTGTTCTTTATAGTTTGAAACGTTCGCGCTCATCGTTCTCTCACTGCGTGTTAGGAAACCAAAAACAGCCCCGGGGCCCCTCCATGAACCCCGGGACGAAACAGCCGCGATCAGGCCATCGTGATAACCTTGATCGCGGTGGGGCAGGTGATGGCGCTGCCGCTGCGCATGTACGCGCGGACGCCGATCTGACCTGTCCCTTGGTACAACTGATCCAGCCATTTCAAGCGGATCGGACCGACCTCGTTGAATGCCAGAAAATTGAAATCGCCGGCGGCGATCGCCTTCTTGCCGGTCGACGTATCGGGCATCTGCGAGGAGGTCACGATACGCATTCCCTGGATCGTCATCGCCCCGTCGGCGAAGTGATGCAACAGGTAGTGCCCATCCCCGGCCACCAGCGTCTCGATCTCGCCGAGGGTCGTGGAATTCATCACGATCCGCGCGTTCGGCGCGCCGCGGTAGACCTCGTCAATCGCCGAGGTCAACTGGATCACCTCCGACGCGGTGACCTCCGTGGCGCTGGCGGCCGTCAAGGCCGACGTCGCGCCCGAGGCGATCCCGCCCGGCTGGCTCGATCCGGTCCCTTGGCAGGCGTAATACTCCTGCCCTCGCCAGAGTCGCGCACCGAGGATTTCCCCGATGTACTCCTCCATGTAGATCGGAAGAGCGT